ATGTCATAAAGACACTACATCAATTTCGCAAAAATAGACAAATATATATATAAATATGTACAATATGCAAAATTATGTATACATGATTGGAGGACCCATATACATGTGTAATGAAAAATACTCAGCTGCTGAGATATAGCACAACAAAAGCTCTCTTCCTTGAGATGAACTGAATCCAACATGTTGAAATACAATAGGTTTATCCTCTGCCCTCAAAAGTCTAGAAGTATCACGAGTATGGAAAAAACGCCTATTTGTTTGATAAGGAATATCAGCATACAATACAGGGTTGTTTTCACTGGTGGTCGCAGTAATACCTTGCCAACCGTTAAACATTACTTTATCATAATTCTGATAACTCTTCTGCGCATCTGTAAGATCAACAGTCTCATCAACTAAGGGACCGGCATTGCCAGTCCTGGGATAATTCGATAAACAAATGACAGATTTATGATTACTGGTTGGAGCAAACTTATAAATCCTCCACCTAGTGCCTCCTCGTCCAGCTGCAAAAGCTGGATAAAGATAAGTCATGAGATTCATCTTATTCATATTCTTACCAAGAGGTGTACCTAGCAAGTTATCCCAAGAAGCATTGGTAGGCTGGTTAGGTAAAGGAGGATGATGTCTGAAAGCATAGACTTGACGACGTATTGAGTCAATAAAAGACGACGCAGGAAGTGCTCCGACAAGCTGATACCTCTTAAGGCATTGCCTAAAAGATGTAATCGACTCTCCGAAATAAACGTCGAGCGAATGATCAGTACATGACGGAGCTTCTGCAAATGTAGTCATTATAGTGCTCTGAACTGGAATAGAAGGTTGTTCCGTGTTATCCTTATCCATTTGAACAGCAGGCTCCTCCATACCAGATTGAAACTCAAAACCAAATTGAGGAAAATACTCAACTGCATTCAAATAAGTATCTGAAGGTACGGCAAACTCTATATCATCACCGGCAGAAACAAAAACGTTAATGCTAACAATATCTCCTGAACCAATAGCAGGTGCTGTTAAACCGTTCAGAACAGAAACGGACAATACTCCATTATACTTTGTAGAAGCATTCGTAAGCATAAGAGTGCTATGATTGGTTACGGTCGGTGGAGTACACTCTAACCAGCCGTATTCCGATGCCCAGCCTACTTCAATGGTGAAATCCTTCTCTTCAGAAATATCAACAATTTGTGAATACTGAACGTTAGTCTCTCTGGATTTATAAGCTTGTGTATCCCACTGTATAAGCAACCTGCCTTTGTGATAAGCGCTGGCAACAACTTGAAAACGGTACTTTATGGTGCCTCTCCAATACTTAAAAGGAGTGGCTGCAAATTGCGCTGCAGTGCAATGATGTTCTGTAGGCAAAGTACCATAATTCTTAGCGTGACAAGGTGTGACCAAAGCAGTAAAAAGTGGATCACCAACACCGGTTTCAAGCAACCAATTACAAGTATCCAAATAAGACTCACGAGTTGCAATACTCTTTATTGTCATCTCATCCGTGTTGTCGAGACCTACTACGCTGCCATCAACGGTAAGCTCTTGCTTAGCATCCAAAGAGAGCTTTTCTACTTCGTCAGGAGTATTGGTAAGTGCCATACCTGCGAAAACACGTTGTTGCATTCGCACCTCGGGGGCTAGAGTAGGAGGTCTAGAATAACCAAACAATTTAGCAATGTTTGAGATACCGGAAGCAGCAATTTGAGTAGCTTTAGCGTATGGTCCGATAATAGGTGCTTCTTTAAGCATGCCAGCAATGCGCGCAACCGTCGAGGCAGGTCCCGAAACAGGGCCAGTACCATATTCATCTTGTTTAGAATACATAGACGAATTTTGGTTAGGCTTGTTCGAAACTTTCTTGACACGGGGCTTAGATTTCTCTTTCCCAGATTGCGGCTCAAACCCACTTTGAGCTGTAAGGCCATATGAATTATAAGCAGTCGGAGCGGTCAGAACAACTTCTGACATCCAAGCCATAACAGTTATCGTTATTGGATCTGTAGCACCATTAGCATGTCGAAGAGGATTGAGTTCACGTATATTCATCAAACCCATGTCCTTCCACTCTCCCTTAGTAATATTTAGAGCATCTGTGGGACATAAAAAAGGACAAGCTATCTCTCCGGCTTGATTTGTAGTTGGGTCGATATAAATGTGAGGTCTCTGAGAAGCTTCGACATTATCTACCGAAACAAGGGCACGATTTACAATGATATTATCGGAATTGTGTCTAGGAATATAGTTAGCTAATAATCTACCATAGTAGAATGCATTACCATTTATCATAAATTTGACATGAAGTTTGCCTTTCAATAGCTTAAAATTGGAAATGCGATTTGCTACACGAGGATTCTCTAAATACAATGACCATGGGTCAAAATCTTGAAAGAAAGTAATAGTCGTAGACCATTCATATGTTGCTATCTTTAATGGACGCTCGAAAAAATTTCCCAATTCCACATCATACGCATCTGTGTTAGTTCGCGTAGAATCAATAACGGAATTAAGGGAATGAACGTATCCCGCAGATTGGTCGTTAAACGACACGTTTTGTTCCTTCAAAGATGAATTAGCAGTTTCTATTGAAAAATTTTGATTTAATGTTGTAGCAAGTCTAAAATAGTACCATAGGTGCGACTCAGCACTCTACGGACGCTTGTTTATATACAATAATATACAAACCGCAAAGCGTTAGCGTTGAAAATAACACAAGCAAATCATTTCGACGCTACCGTAATCAGTGCGGTAAGGTGGTGCAATGTAACCCTGCACCGGGGGTAAAAGGCGTATATTTATCGACCTCGCCAGGTCGGAG